TTGCTAACACTTGGGGGGAAGATAAGTGTTCCCTTGAAGAGCGGGTAGCTTGGGTTCATAAGAACAAGGACCGTATCCTCCGAACTGCTACTGACCCAATGGGTGACAGATGGTGGACCGAAGCTGATAAGCCTTGGTCATTCCTTGCCGCCTGCCTAGAGTACCGGGGCTTCAAGACAGTGGGCATGGGTTACAAGTCTAGGCTTATCGTTGCTATGGATGGCACAGCTAATGGACTACAACACCTGTCGGCTGCCCTGCTTGATAAGAAAGCTGCGGGTAGTGTCAACATGCTTGATGTAGACACACCCCAAGACCTATACCAGGTGGTTTGCGATGAGGTTATAAGTAGGTGCAAGGCTGACACAGGTAATGACTATGCTGTAGCTTGGCTCAACTCTAAGCTACTCACCCGTAAATGTGTGAAGAGGCAGGTTATGACTAAGCCTTACGGTGCAACTCGACATGGTATGGCCGACCAACTTGTTGACTTCTTGCAGAAGGAACTTGATGGGAAACTATCACCATTCCAGAACAACTGGACTGCGGTTATGTACCTGACCGAACATATATGGAAGGCTATCAACTCAACAGTCCTTGCAGCACAGATAGCAATGGGCTATCTACAAAGCATAGCGAGGGCGGCAGCTAAGGATAATCTCCCGCTCATGTGGGTGACTCCATCCGGGTTCCCAATCCTCCATGCATACTGGCAAGTGAAGTATAGGAGAGTGAAGACCCAGATCCTGGGTCAGGTGATAAGGCCCAGGATAAAGGAAGACACTGATAAGATAGACTCAAGGAAACAGGGAGCAGGTATCAGTCCCAACTGGACTCACGGTCAAGACGCTGCACACCTAATGCTCTCCATATCGTCCTGCTTGCAGTACAGACCTGGTATGAGCTTTGCTATGATCCACGATAGTTACGGTACACATGCAGCAGACGCTCCCCTACTTGCCGAGATTCTGAGGGAGGAGTTCGTAGGTATATACAAAGAGGATCAACTCCTCAAGTTTTATACACAAACTTGCAACGCCCTATCGCCGAAGTCATCTGCTATTATCAACGATCATCCTGAGAAGGGGACGCTCGATATAGAGGAAGTTCTAAGGGCTAAATTCTTTTTTGCTTAAAAAATTTGAGGGTAATTAGTGAGCGATGAATTCAAATACACTACTAGATAGTATAGCCAGTTCTAATTTTACTAGAGTAAAGCAAACTGTAATGACTGTACTCAATAAGATGCAGAGTTCCCAGCCTGATGTTCTCATCACTGCCGTTGGAGCTCTTTTTATACTGCTGTGCCGGGAACATAATGTCCCAGCACGTAGGGTACTCGAGTACACCGATAGAATTATTGTAGATGCGGATCGGAAGTTCCCTAACGAGATCGGTGCTGTTGGTGACTTCATGCGGGAGGAACTATGAGGATAGAAATGGGAAGACCATGGATTCGGGCAACCCGTGCCTCCAAAAAAATAACATGGTTCAACGGGGAGCCCAGGCCTAGGGATTCCAAAGGTAGAACCGTTGATCCGGGGTGTATCTGCATGTCGAGGGGGCTACACCCACCGGATACTATCTGCCCCAAGCATGGTAATGAATTGCGTAAGGCTGACATACCTACCCGGTTAAGCAGCAAGAAGTTCAAGGTCCGATGATACTTGAACTGTCCGAAGATGATAGCGTCTTGAATGATGCAATGTCATGGGTCTCATCGGGAGAGGGACTCCCGTTTCCTGTGTATCTTGAGTTAGAGATACTTGCAACAGGACGCGACCCGGACACTATGAGGGATAAGCTCGAGGAGATATGTATTTAGATATGATAGCAGGAAATCAGGAACCTACCTCTGATGAGAATGTGTTCAGAGGTAACACATCAAGGATGACTGGCATGTATGCTAGTATGCTCGGCGTCCTTGCAGGTTTGGAATCAGAGCGTGTTGGTGTACTTAAAGTATACGACTTTGATGAGGACATGGTGAGTAAGCAGGATTCAATTGCACTCGACATACTCGACAAGGTTACTAGCGAAATTCAAAACTGCGTTGTCGGTCTTGAGTTGTACGGCAAGTTGAAATAAAACCACAAAAGGGAGAGCGGAATGAACAGCGTAGTTACTGAAGAAGGACATGCGGTCTGGCCCAAGCTTAATAGGCCCGACCAATATAACGAGCAGTCTCGGCCAGAGTACAATGTCAAGCTGGCACTGTCTGGGGACGCAGCAGAGAAACTCATAAAGTCCATAGACAAGGCACTTGATGATGCTCCTGCCGAACTTGCTACTTGGAAGAAGAAGAACTTCAAGCCCCAACATCTTAAGAAGAAGGCACCTCTGCCCTACGATAATGAGGTCGATGAAGATGGTCAGGAGACTGGGCGTATGCTCTTCAAGTTCAAGACCCCAGCCTCTATCAAGAACTGGAAGACTGGTGAAGAGGTTCCCAACAAGCCTGAGCTCTTCGATGCCAAGCTCAACCCAATTACCGATGAGATCTGGGGCGGTTCCAAGATCAAGATCAGTGCCCAACTCCGGCCTTACTGTGTCCCTGCTATTGGACTCGGTATCCAACTGAGGATTAGAGGAGTCCAGGTGATTGAGCTTGTTGGTCCCAAGTCCAGCGGAGGATCAGAAGGGTTCTCTTCGGAAGAGGGATACGAAACATCAGCGTCACCTGACACTCGGGTGCCTGTTGAATTGGACGATGGTCTGACCCGAACATTCGACGGGGAAGATGACGGGTTCTAAGCGTAGGGTGTATGTGCCACATGGGTATAGGCAGACGGTGACCTTTCGTAATGAAGAGGTCACCGTCAGGTCTTCCCTGGAGGCAGAGATCCTAGCCAACCTGGTTCAGCATACTGCTGACTGTTGGTATGAGAAGGACGTTCTGCTTTGGCATTCTACTCACAAGTACACACCTGATTTCACTATCATAACGGACTCGGGCAAGACTATATACGTAGAGGCTAAAGGATGGATGCGTTCCCAGGATAGGACTAAGATGCTTAAAGTTAAAGAGCATAACCCTAAAGCTGACATACGGTTTGTCTTTGAAAGATCCTCCACAAAATTAAGAAGGAACTCAAAGACAACCTATGCTGCATGGTCTAATAAGCATGGGTTCCCTTACGCAGACTTGGTTGTCCCACTCGAGTGGATTAAGGAGTAGGGATGAGGAGAGCTACCAAGTATGGTGTAGTACACTGCACCATGACTGACTGGGATAGGGAGGTTGACATTGAAGAGGTTCATAGGTGGCACGTTCGTAGGGGTATACAGTCACCACTCGGGAGCCTGTCTGGGTATCATGGACTTATCAAGAGGGACGGGAGCTTGCAATTAGGCAGGCTCTCCGATGAGATAGGAGCGCACACCCCAGGTTACAATGACGTTAGCGTTAGTGTGATTATGGTTGGTGGTCTCTATCATAAGTCTGGGGCAGGGGATAACTTTTCTCTGCCCCAGCTTCAGAGATTAGGAACTGTTGTTTCGTATTGGAAAAAATTGTACCCAGGAATTGAGGTTCTTGGGCACTGCGACCTAATCAAGGGTAGCAAGTGTCCATGTCTCGATGTGCGAAGTTGGATGGTAAGTATTTTCAACAACATAAAAAGTAAAGGGGAGCCATGACAGTTACAATAGGAACGAATAAGGTGGGTAAGAGCCAGAGGGTTCAAGTCCTTGAGTATCTAAAGAAGAGGAATAGCATCACACAAGTCCAAGCTCTTGTAGAGTTTGGATGTTTTCGTTTGGCTGCTAGAATCGAAGAGCTTAGGCGTGCAGGGTACAGCATCAAGTCTTCACCCCGCACTGCGGAGAACGGCTCTAAGTATGTCAAGTATGTGTACGCTCATGGACTGAACGATTAGAACAGAGGGGGGCGCAAGCCCCCCTTCACGGATTCATAAGGGGAATAATATTGTCAGCAGCACACGGTACATGCGTCAATCACACACCATGCCCAGATTGCGGGAGCAAAGATAACGTGGGTGTGTACGAAGATGGCTACGAGAAGTGTTTCGGTATGGGGTGTGGGTATTATAAGATGCCTAACGGTGAGGCATCACTGGGTAGTCCCAAGCCTACTTCAGGTCTCTTGCTTGGAGAGTATGAAGCACTCTCTAACAGGTGTATTCCTGCCGAGACCTGTCGCAAGTACGGATACCTTAAGGTGAAGCACCGGGGTGATACGGCATACGCCGCCACCTACCATGACAAGCACGGTAATCCCGTGGCCCAGAAGATTCGGATGCGGGGCAAGAAGTTCAGTTGGGTTGGAGACCCATCGAAGGCTGGGCTGTTTGGCTCCCAAGTGTGGGGCAAGGGGAAGAAGATCGTTATCACTGAGGGGGAGATTGATGCACTGAGTGTGTCAACCTGCCAGGGAGATCAATGGCCCGTTGTGTCTGTTCCGAATGGTGCAGCGGGTGCCGTTAAATCTCTCAGGGATAACCTTGAATACCTCGAGGGGTTCGATGAGATTGTCCTCATGTTTGATAACGATACACCCGGCAGGGATGCTGCGATAGAGTGTGCAGATCTCTTCGCACCAGGTAAGTGTAAGATAGCCAAGCTCTCCCGAAAAGATCCGAACGAGCATCTGGTAGCGGGGGAACCCAAGGCGATTATCTCTGCCATGTGGGGGGCTAAGGAATACAGACCTGACGGTATCATTCCGGGTCAGGAATTGTATGACCAGGTAATGCGGGCCGATGAGCAGTCACCCTATGTCTACCCCTTCTCTGGCCTTAACGATAAACTGCATGGCATCAGGTCTTCGGAGATTGTGTGCATAACAGCAGGGTCAGGCATAGGCAAGTCAGCCTTGGTCCGAGAGATATCGTATAGCCTACTGAACCAGAACCTAACGATTGGTATGGTGTGTCTTGAGGAGTCTGTCAGGAGAACGGGTCAAGCCTTGATGGGCCTTGCACTTAACAAGCCTATCCATATCCCATCAGTGCGGGAGGACTGCCATGAAGAAGAGCTCAACGATGCCTTCAAGGAGACACTGGGTACTGGGAACGTCTACCTCTACGACCATTGGGGGAGCATAGATATAGACAACCTCATCACCAAGATAAGGTACATGGTGAAGGGGTGTGGGTGTGATGCCATCGTACTCGACCACATCTCCATCATGGTCAGTGGTGTTGAGGATGGAGATGAGCGCAGGTTGATTGACAACACGATGACAAAGATACGCAGTCTTGCCCAGGAGCTTGACATTATATTCTTTGTTGTCTCACACCTCAAGAGACCCCAAGGTAACAAGGGTCATGAGGAGGGAGCCATGACAAGCCTCGCCCAACTCCGGGGGAGCGCGAGCCTTGGGCAACTGAGTGACTGTGTGATAGGACTAGAGCGGGACCAACAGAGTGAGGAAGAGGCGAACGAGGTTACCGTTCGGATACTAAAGAACAGATTCTCCGGGGAGACTGGAGTAGCTTGCACTCTGCAATACTCACAGGAGACTGGGAGACTAACGGACAAGAACGGGGAGGAAGAAATTGAGGTGCCTTTTTGATATCGAAACGAATGGCCTGTACGAACAGGTCAACAGGATACACTGTGTAGTAGCTCGAGATATAGATACAGAAGAGGAGCATGTCTTCGGGCCTGATAGGATCAATGATGCCCTTGAGTTCCTGTCATCAGCAGACCTACTCGCCGGGCACAACATAGCAAGGTTTGACATACCAGTGATAGAGAAACTCTATCCTGGTGTTAAGCTAACTAGCCTGCTTCTTGATACATTCGCAATAAGCAGGATGATGTTCATATCTAATCTCAGGTTGATGGACATTGCTAAGAACATGGAGAAGAGAATGATTGGGTCGCACTCCCTGGAATCATGGGGGGTGCGGCTCGGCGCGCACAAGGGTGACTACCACAAGAACGCCAACTGGTCTAGGTTTACAGATGACATGCTCCAAT